GTCCAGTCGTAGGAACATTAGCCTCGGCAACTACTGTTACCGAGCCAACCTGACCGGCGGCTCCATCGTTGGTAATTGAGCCTTCGCCAAAAGCTACTTGTCCCCATGTTCCCCGACCCCAGCCGGAAAAGGGGACGACAACGTCCGACATTACGCGATCCGAATAATCGCGTTACTCGAGTCCGCGGTTGGGAATACAATCGTAAAGTCACCCGCCGTTGACGTCTTGTCGGCACCAAAGTCCAGCACCACAACCGCACGGTTGCTGTTGGTTGAATTGTAGATCAACGCGCCACGTGCTGTGATCGTCGCTGTACTAAACGTTAGGTCGTTGAAATCACAAAAAGCCGTCGTACTCGACGTTGTTGGGTCAACGTTTGTCAACGTGCCACCACCTGCTGTGTAGCCCGTGCCACTGATCTCATTCGTCGTTGCATACGCAGTCGTAGACGCGTTCAACGTTGCGCTGCTGGTGTACAACGCGAGTTTGAATGTGTTACCACCAGAAGCGTTGAAGTCGTGCAAACCCTCAAGAAGCTCTTTCTTGAAAGATGTACACATGTAGTTTCCACTAAAAGCCATGTACCTTACCCTTTCTAAACGAAACTTACTGTTTCGGCCTGATCACCTTGCCAGTTCTGTACTCGTCGGTAACCTCTTTGGACTCGCCGAACATCTTCAGTCCCGTGATTGCTTCCATAAAACGTTTCTCATATTGAGCCATCACGTCCTGCTCACCCTTCATATAGATATACGCCTCAATCAAGGAGCCGTACAGCAACGCCAATTCGGCATTTTCACTTAGCCAAGTGGTGCCTGAACCCGATCCCGCCGTCAAACTGGCCGGTCGATAAAAATAATGCAGCTCTACAGCGTAATTCGAGTTCGGAGTGGGCCCCAAAACGAAGTTATCGACGTCAAAAACAGCGTAATATCGCGGATTTCCCGTAGTAGTTGCGTCTGGATTGAAAGATTGAACGAAATCCACGTCTTTAAAGTCTAAAAACACGTGATCGCTGTCTGAATCTACAAAAGAAAGCGAAAATGGAGCCAAAAAATCGCTTGGACAGGCCAAATACTTGTTTGAAGCCGTCAGGGTGCCGTTCACATTCTTCCGAAACAGGCTTAACTGCACATTTTTAAGGATGCGCTCTTCCGACTGGCGGATAAACAACGGCAAATTGGTCACAAAGGACGTTTCGTCGTTCTCTGTGTAGTCCTGAATGGCCTGTTTTAGCTCATCGTATGTAAAGCTCATGACGTACTCACCGTAACTTGCCCGACTTCGCCAAAAGCCTGCGGCGGACGTAGGTTTGGAGCCTCTACCAGAGGAACACCAACGAATACATCTAGCGGCTCAATACGGTCCGGTCTTGCATCCTCAAGAGCTTGCGGGTCTACAACCTTGCGAAAGGGCCCAAGCTGCGGGTGTTTTGGCTCATACTCGTCTGGCCCCACAAGCAAGCCATTCCACTCGCGCTTCATTACCCGATAAGGATAGCGAAACCCGGAGCGGTCGGATATTGCGTAGGAGTCCTTTCCCGAAGCAAACTTAGCCATCTACCCTGCCCTGTAATATTCGTATTTTGGAACAACATTAAAGGACGCCCGATCCCGGTCTTCCGAAGCAGCCCGTTCAAACTCTTCTTCGTACACCGACTTCAGCAGTTGCACACGATTTGGTGCCCGCTTCAAAGCGAGGTAGTAGGCTAAACCCGCCGCCAAGCAGGGGTAAAACCGAAACGGCATAGCCATTGTGTCTGTGTAAACATCCGCATCGTCCATACGGGTCAACGCGTCGTAAATCACAACATCCGTAGTATTCTCTGGGGTGGGCCAGATTTTTAAGCTCGGAGTAACCTGACGATCCAAGAAAAACTGGTTGGGTCTTCCCGTTGTGGTTTTTGTCGGAATTGTAAGGTATTCATCGCGGCTTAAACGCTCTAACGAATAGTCTGTACCATCACGACGCACAATAACAGATAGAACGTCGATTACGTCCGCACCCAGATCATAATCGCCGTCGCCAACCGCTAGTGTGACTGTGCGCTGCTTGATTGTCCATTGGTTCAAGCCGCGGTTAGCCCAATCCGCAAGCAACAGATTAAGCGAACGCTTTGCCGTCTTCAGGTCGTAACCAGTACGAACCTCAAGACCACAGCGCTCAAACGCCTCTTCGACGTACTCTGCGACGTCTAGCTCAAAATCTGTGCTTCCGGAGGTAGCCATCTTACTTCTTCTTTACCATGCCGCCTTTGCGCATCTTCTTTACCATGCCGCCGCCGCGCATCTTTTTAACCATGCCGCCGCCGCGCATCTTTTTAACACCGGTCTTTTTACGTGGTTTCATCGCCATCTTTTAATCTCCTATAGAGCCGATCCCGCTTTTCATAGATTTCACGGGCGTTAAATTGACTATTATACATGTCATAATAGCCTTTTTTATCCAGCTTGTCTGCGGCTTCCTGCAACTTAGACAGACGCTGCACAAAAATCATAGCGTATTCCGCATCGATGTGAGGCTCAAACTCAACGTCTTCGATAAACTCGCTCTCCTCGTCATGCGGGTGAAAACCCATAACCCACACATCTTTGTCGATAAACATGCCGTTAGAAATGGCATCGTTCATCTCGTCTAAATACGTGTGAAAGATTTCAGGGTCTTCGTCAAACTTGAAGTCAACAATGATGGCAACGTCAAAGTTGTCATCAAATTGAGATACGGTGCTGTACAAGCACTGCCGGTTATTTTCATACTTAAACATAACCGCAATGCGATTATCACCCCATGCCTTTTTTGCAAAAGGGCACGGCGGTAAATTATTAAAGTGCGGGCTGGCTTTTGACAACACATCTGAAGACCAGTCGAGCAGTTCGCGATGAACGGCCTTTTCTACTTCAAGCGATGGAGTCAAAAAAGCTAAGTTCATACCTGTGTTACCGAGCCCTTCGTCCTTTTCCGTCGCCCATTCATCACGGCCCCGCAACCACGAGCAACGGCAGTACCCGCCTGCTGTCTGCCGCGAAACGGACGCTTCGGCTTAGTTTCACCAACCGCACCGCCGCGCGCCATTTTTGTCACTTTTGCTTTTTTAGTATTCGATACAACCTGCTTGCCTTTAGCGCCCTCACGTTTTTTCTTGCGCGCTGTTGAAGCTCTTTCAGACTTGCTGAGACTGTTCGCTTTGCTTCGCGGTAGGCAGCGATCAGGGTTTTTCTTGTTTTTTGAAGTGCCGCACTTACCCGCAATGTTACCACTGCTATCAATTCGGACCCAATCTTCATCTACCCATTCCTGTAGCTTTCCCATTACCGACCCTTCCGCTTTCCGCCTTTTGATTTCTTAGCGTAGTTTGGGTCTTTGCAATATTTTGAGGCTGCAAGGTTTGCGTAAGCAGAGGGGTAAGTATCAAAGGTCCGCTTTGCCCAAGCTTTGCCTTCTGGGCAAATTTTGCTACCTTTTGATTTACTGGAAACTTTGCCACCCTTTCGAAAGTAAGTTAGCCCGGGTGTCTTTTGTTTCGTTGGTCCTGTCTTTACTCGTCCGCCCATGATTTACCCCAAAAACTTCTGCACGAACGGTGCAATGATGATTAGGATAGCTAAGCCCCAAAGCTTGGTATCCAAGCTTTTGAGAGACGTTCGGTGGTCGGCCAGACGCTGCTCAATGCTTTTGTAACGTAAGTTACATTCTGCCTCGTGCTTTTCGAGCCGCGCAATTACCTCTTCCATCTTCATCGCGGCCACATTACCAAGCCTTACAGGACCAATAACGGGCGCTGAATTTGTCTTTGGCGGTATCACATGAATGCCGTGCTCTAAAATTCTTTCGACGTCCCGGCTGGTCTTTTTTGATAGACATTTTTGCATCGCCAAATCTAACCAGCTTAACGTCGCTACCTTTTTTAGCCAAGACAGCGCTTTTCTTTGCTTTGCCGGGAGTTCTTTTGGGCTTGTTATATCCACCAAAAGTTTCTCCTCGATAGCTAAGACGACCAGACGGCAACCTTTTTACGTCTTTTGTGGTCGCCATTAGAACGTGCTCCCATTCTTGATGTAGACAATATCTAGGGCCGCAGAAACAGCAATATTTGCCCCCGCAGAGTCGCCTACACACCGAACTTCAAGGTCCGTCTTTTCCTCAAATTTAAGGGGGATGTCGTACTTTTGATGCAGGACATTATTGTCCAGTACGTGTTTGTCTCTAATCTGAAACACTTTGCCATTAGGACGAGCGACAAGCCGAACAGTGGCGTACTTGTTGTTTTGCGCGGTGGCCACTGTCAAATCTTTCTGTAGCAAATAAGCCGTATGTTCCGCGGGAACAGTCCAAAGCGCCATCAGTGTTTGGTTGTCACCTACCGCGATAGTGGCGTACTTGTTAGCAGGAACACCCGAGGTGACAGTGCCGGTTCCAGCATATACGACACCCGCGTTTTGACCGCCTGTACCGGCGGTAAGGATAGACATCCTGTTGATGCGAAGGAAGGAATTTGTAGTATTAACGGCGGCCTGACCGTTTAAGGTCACCGTTTCGTTGATTTCATTGTAATTCGCATCCAGTCCATACAACTGAACCGTCCGCGCTCCAGTGCCCGCAGAAGTGTCCGCAGTAGAGCTACTGGAAACCTTCAAAACAGACGCAGAGCTTAGATAGCTATATAAGCCGCCCTGCGCCCAAACAGTTTCCTCGCTGTCGTCTACATCCGGATTAAACCCGAATTTAAACTGAGGAATGTGGTATGCAACTTGTCCACGCGCAACCTGAAGCTCGAACGGCTCGGTCGTGCCTATACGAGATATAGAGCTTACTTCCCGAGTCATTCGAGCCTCTTTTTAGCTGTAAAAAACCGTAGCCGAGGTACACGCGGTAAACGCAGACACGTAGATGTCGCTTACGCGCAACCCTTCATCCGGGATGTTTACAGAGTGCGTATCTGACGCGTTCAGGTCCATATCAAGCACGGTAGAGCCACCGTTACCATCGGTAACGGTAAAGCGAGGGCTGCCGGTCGCGGTCTTAATTTGGATTTGGCGGATGCGGGCCGGACCCACACCCGCGGAACCTGTAGCCGCCAGCCGTTTTGTTTTTACGTCTGAACCAGCCATCAGCTATCTCCTATCAAGCGTCTGCAAAGGGAGTAGCGACAGTACCCGAACCGATAAGAACGCCCTGCACCATGTACTGGGCCGTTGCTAGAGCCACGACCTTGATGACCGAGTTCGCGTCGCCACCGGTCGTCGTGCCATTCATAGAAATGACGTCGTTAGCAGCAGCAGGCGCAAAAGCTTTTGTCGTAGTACCCGCAACAGATACGGAGCCAACAAACTTGTCAGTGCCGTCTGTTTTAAGGTCTAGGTCAGTAGCATCTGTTCCAACAAAGAACGTGTACTCAGCACCGATAGTATCGGTTGTGATGGTGGGTAGCGTCACCGCACCGTCCGCATCATTGATTTCGATGATGCGACCCACGTGATCGGCATATGTGAGCGTTGTTTCTGCGGTAATCTCAACAACAGCATTTGAACCTGCCGCAGTGAAGCCGCGTTCAGACCGTACTGGACCCGAAAAAGTTGTTTGACCCATGTTCATCTCCTGTCTGGGTAAGTCGGTTACACCACGCAACCGTCAGGGATAATTTCACGATAGAACATATCACGCAAAAGAAAACAAAAAAAGGGCGACCGAAGCCGCCCTTTCGTTTGGGGATAACCCCTTATGCGCCCGGCGTACCGAACACGCAGCGCCAGTCGGATACACCGAAGCTGTAGCGTTCACGTGCTTTAAAGCGCATGTTGCCCGTATCAAAGTCTCCTTCCATCGCCGTTTTGATTGGCGAACGGTTGAAGTATTTGAAGCCGTTAGGAGCGTCCGTCTTAATGAAGAACGCATCGGTATCCGTTAGGAAGTGGTTAACCACGGCACCTTCCGGAAGCATACCCATGCTCTTCATGGCGTTCAGATCGTTGTCCGCCGTGCCCGAGCGCAGGTTCGAGTTGATAACTCGCTCTGCGATGAACTGAAGCTCTTTCGGAATAATAAGCTTCATGCCACGAACAGCAATCTTGAGACCACGCTCGTCCGTCAGACCCGCAACGTCGATTAGCATCTGCTCAAGAGAAGTCTCGTTGAGATCAGCCGCGGTAGACAGCAAGTTGCGCTGGTTACCAGACAGAGAGGGGTGAGCCGACGAACAGAGCGCTGCGCCATCACCAACCGGGCTGCCCGTCGAGAACGCATTGTTCAGGATGGAAGCCGCTTTGATCTGCTTGGTCTGAGCCATAGAGCGGGCCAAAGCTTTGGTGTAACGAGATGCGAGACGATCATAGAGATTATCTTCGATAGCCTCTTCCGTGATCGAGAACGCAAGCGCGATGGTTTCGTGAGTGTAACGAGCAGTGTACGTTTCCTGAGCATCGTCGAAACTGATGGCACCGCCTTCAGATTTCGTCGGAGCCGTGGAAAAACCACCAAGCATAACTTCTTCTTCGAAGGCACGGTCAGACGACTCTTCTTCAAAGATTTCAGAATGCTCGTTCTCGTAACGGTCGTACTCAAGTCCGAACAAGGCGTTAAGGCCGGGTTCCAACTCTTTCGCCAATTGTGCGCGAGAGATAGCCATTTATTAAGCCCTCCTTAAATGCCAGTTGTCGGAGCAGTGGTCTGAGAATCAAACCGCCCGTTGGTTGCGTTATGGTGAGCGTTCAGGCGCACAATCATCGGAATACCCGCGGCTGTGTAA